CTCTTCCCCTTAACACTTATCGCATCGACATAACGAACCCAATCCGGTTGATATTTTGCCGTATTTTCACCGATCAGAATCCACTCGTCATAGTTGCGAGTCTGACCTTCGAGACGGCTTGCCACGTTGACACTATCTCCCAACACAGAGTAATCAAATCGCGCTTCACTGCCCATATTACCTACCACACAGGGGCCGCTATGGACACCTACGCCCACATTCAGGTTGGGCAATCCTTCGGCATCTAATTGAGCATTAAGCTCGTCCAATAGTCCTAACATATCCTTTGCCGTTAGCATTGCGCGTTGAGCATGGTCCTTGCAGTCTAGTGGGGCTCCCCAGAAGGCCATGATGCAGTCGCCCATAAATTTATCTACAGTCCCGCCATGTTTCAATACACAATCGGTAAGTTGAGTAAGCAACCTATTGATAAGTCCAACTAATTTTTGTGGATCTTCCTGAAGCTTTTCTGATATGGGCGTGAATCCTACAATATCGCAGAACAAAAAAGTCATTGTTTTTGTTTCCCCTCCCAGCCGTAGCAAAGAAGGATCGTTCTCAAGTTGTCTCACCAAATCAGGAGAGACATAAGTGCCAAACTGCCCACGGATTTGCAGCTTTAAGCGATATTCAGAGATCATTCGTTGTGCAATGCCAGTTCCACCCACAAATAGAGCGGTTATAGCTGGAAATGCCCCATCTACAAGCAGCCCAAATCGAACATAGCCATAGGCTGACGCAGAGGCCACTACAGCGCCACTCCCAATAATCCATACACTGACCCAAGTAACAGCTAAAAACTTCGCAGAGATCGCTACAATTGCTCCGAAAATTGTCATGACAAGAATTTCCATGACTAACGCCCAATCTGGGCGAATCGGGGAAGTGCCTTGGATTAGCGTTTCAAACAACGCCGCTTGAATGCGATGTGGGTGCAGTTGTCCAACTGGTGTCGGCACCATCGGGCTGATGCCAGCCGCCGTCACGCCAACGAAAACAATTCGACCGTTCATATCGTCTGAAAACGTCGTATTCCAGTCGATCCAGACGCGCCCAATATTGTCTGTTTGGATGGTGTCAAATTTAGGCACCCGCACGGCCTGAATCCCAGCCTCACCCGCCTTTGCTTGATAGCTGATATCACCTGCCAACCCACGCAATACATCCAGGCCCAATGCTGGGTACAACGCATCGCCTACGCGCACCAGCATGGGAACCCTGCGTACCAAGCCATCCACTTCTGGAGCCGAATTGACGATGCCGGTGCCTACAGCCGCGTTCTGTAAAACCTCGACATTGGGCAAGATACCCGCATAGGTAATGGCGTTTTCCATAACCGGACCAATCGTTGATACGCCGATATGCCAGCCATCTGTCCGGTCTTGCTGAATCGCGACCGCTGACAAAAAGGTTGGCACAAATTCCATACTTTCAGCGAAAGCCCCATCGCCACCAAACCGATCTTCTTCTGGAAATAGCACCGAATAAACGACAGCGGAAGCGCCCTTTTGCTGTAATTGTCGATTGAGAGCTGCCAGCTCTTGCCGCGGCCAAGGCCATTGGCCGTGCTTCTCCAATGCCGCCTCGTCGATGTCATAAATGGCAAGATATTGACTTGGCTTTGACTCTTTCAACGAAAACAGCGCGTCAAAATATTTAAGTCGGAGGGTTTCTACCGGCCAAGGATCAAGAATGCGTAGAAGCATCAAACCAGCAAGTATCACTAACGCATGTTTCACGTGAAACCTTAGTTCTCTTGCATAATCGAGATGGTCTTATTGCAGTTGCTTGTGCAGTTGAAGGTAGCTGTGTAGGACTTGTTGGTCGTTCCCTTCTGCACCACCGTCACGTCGTAATCGTCGGTATAAAACTTCATGTTGCTGGTGTGCGCGCCATTACCTTGCTGCGTTAGAGTTAGCTCACCATCGTCGGCTCCATACCAGAATACGTCAGCGTCCTTGTTGCCCGACCCCTTCTGAATGAGGCGGGTGGAATTGCGATGACCGCTGCCAGAGTTATAAACGTAGGCATTGTGATCTCCGCTGCCTTCTTGTGTAATCCATATGTCCGAGTCATCTGCGAATGAAATGATCTTCCCGTACTGACTTTCACCGCTCTGCTCGATTTTGTATACGTTGTCGTCGCCTGATCCGAAAACCCAAGCCTGGTGGTCATCCCCAGTCTGAATAATTGTCGATGTATTGTCGTCCTCGTCCATATCAATAACGGCGTAATTGGAATTTCCATCGGTGACAACTATCCATTCTTGACCGCCATGATTTGCCCATACGGATTGCGTATATATCTCGTTGGAATCGCCCGTTGCAGACACGTTGATCGTCGCGCCATCGCAAGTGTGCGTGTTAATTAATGAATTATCGAAGCTGCCCAGACCACAGTAGATGCCCGTCGTATTGCTCGAACCTACTTGCTTGGCTGTGATGGTCGTGCCTGTCCCTTGCGTCTGGATGGTGATCAGATTGTCACCGGCTAGGCTATGGAGACTGAAAAATAATAATAGTGTTATCACCCGCACCATTTACTTCTACCTCCATCACTGTTTCAGCCGAGTTAATATTCAGATAACTAGCTGCGTATCTATCCACGGCAATATCGAATGTATTCGTACCCTGATGCACGAAGAATAAATAGCTCCCTTCCACAAAAGTGTAGGTTTGCAGTTCTGGATCAAAACCGGGGATGATTCCAGAGAGTTCTACTCCAGCCAACTCACCCCCTGCCTCCGTTTTCTTCTTAGCTCTCGTGTCCATCATGGCCAGCAAGTCCACCAGGAAATCAAAACTCAGAAGATCGATGTCCAGACGGCTAATCTCTTCCTCTTCCTCAAGGAAGTCCTTATCTAAATCGGGCGCGTCCTCAAAGAAGTCCCGGTCCAGATCACTTGTGGTTTCTCCCCGCTGCTCTGCCTCCGCTTCCACAATAGCCGGGGGCTTGTTGACGATGAGCATGTTGTCGATCAGATCCAGCGTTAGATTGCCCAAAACCACGGCCTTGGTGGGTCGTGACTCAAACGTGCTAACCATCGTCGCCTGAAAGGGCTGGTTCAGAATCTCAGTTCCCGCCCATGTCGTTACCGAGATTTCCCCCGACGAATTTCCCAGGGCATCTGGCAATAGAATAATTAAGCTGCGCCCCAGCTCATCTACCGTTGTAGTGAAGTCCGTGCCTCGTATGCCAATGGTCGCGCTGGGTGTACGGATAAAGATGTTTTCTTTCTTAATCCCAGCCAGCCTGCCTGTAATAAAACGGGCTGTACCACTTTGGGATCAGGATCGTAAACAAAATCGTCAATGACGATCTTTGAGTGCTCAGTTAAATGAACGACAGAAGAATCAAGGAAACTAATAGCAATGCGCCCGTTGCCAGTACGCACATCGTCGTAACTAAAAATATCCAGAGCCATTTCCGCAAGAAGCTTGTCCGTACTTCCTTGACGCACCACTTCCCCATTCCCACGTAACTCTGAGATCGCCCCTATCTCAATTGCATTCGCCCAACCTGCTAGGATCAGCAGCCAGAGGCGCATTGATCTATATCAATCGTGCCGGTGCTGGTCGTGGAGATGATATTGGCGACGTTGGTACTGGCCGTGTCGGTTTGATCGACGTCTACATTATTAGAGCTGCCGGTCAAGACAACCGTGATGTCATGGTCCTGTCTGCCGCTTTGCACCGTATCGATGTCATTACTGTTGCCACTTACGGTCCAGCTATTAATGCAGCCAACCACGTTACATTTGGCGTTGATGTTGTTTGAAGTGCCTGTCACCACAAAGTCCTGATTACCCGTAGTCGCCGTAGCCGAGTCTCCCTGCGTGAAGGTCAACACGTTGGAATCTCCGGTTGCTTCAAAGTCAAAATCAGTTCCAGCGGCATCACCCGTACCCCCGACCGTGATTGCGGCTGTGTTGCTGTCACCTGTGGCCTTATAGGTCCAACTCGATGAATTACCCTGCAAGATACTGGCTGCGAAGGTATTGGTATCACCAATCTGATCTAAGTCAACGGTCATACTGGTCCCGCTCAAAGTAACTCTGGTCTGTGTTGTCCCTATTACGTTGGAGGCTCCGATCTGATCTATGGTGAGTGTCAGTCCTGTGCCTGATTGTGTTAGGTATATGTCATTATTTCCGCTGTAAACGGTGAGTGAGAACAGCAACGCCAATCCTTTAAGAAATCTATTCATCTATCACCTCCGTCAATGCCTCGTAGTTGAAATTCCAGACCTGTCGCTCAAGCCCCTGAATGACAAGTCCATAGACGGCGGCTTCTATTGCGGTCCTAACCGCATATCCTACTGCTTCGTTCTCTGTGCTGCCGCTTTCAAGCTCCACGAGTTCCGTCCCTAACTCATAGAATTTGAATACATCTGTACTTCCTGACGTCGATAATATCGTTTTTGTTGTTGTTACGTTGAGAAGCACTTCCCCCGTTTGTACAAGAATGGCACGAAGGACCACCGTGACCTTATCTTCTCTATACCTGTGTCTAAGGCCAATACCCAAGTACCTCGCCCCAGATCCGCCCGTTTTTAGGTTCGTATCGTAGGCAATAATTCCGCCTTCGAGTATCAATCCAGCGTAAAGCAGGGGCTTTAATTTGTTTGCGCCTTCCCCCTCGTACATGTCCCGCGTGTTCTTGATGAGCTGGCGCTCTCTTGTAAGGCCCTCCAACCCCGCTCGCTCTACCACCACAAACCAATTACCCCGGCCTGCATCTCGCAGGGCTTCGATCAGAATGTCATCACCGCCTTGAGTCACCGCTGTGCTAAAGCTGGCGATATTGTCCAGGGCTTTTCTCTGCCCTGTTTTATCCGTGAAGCTGTAGACGGCAACAACAGCCTTGCTGATGGGCGAAGGCAAATTGAGAAGTTGATGCGCCGAACTTGGGACGATCTCCGGTCCCTGTTGCTGCAAGGATATGCCAGAACCCGCACCAATAAGCGCCGCACAGCCGTTAAGGAATAAAACGCCAACAAGAAGAAACAGGGCTTTCATTCACACTCTGACCAACAGCCACCAAAATCACCTACCGGGATGACGATTTCTGTGGTGGATACGAGCACTCCGTCGAACCACTCCTCAACGGTAAGGGAGATGGAAGCGCCATCATTAACCCAGCGAAGGATGTTTCCCTCAAGGTTGATCTCTCCAATAATTGGGTTCTCACTTGTTGGGATTCCGTCATAGTTGAAGAGTGATTCGCTGAGGTCTTTTGCCAAAGTGGAGTAAATCCTAGATTCGAGGTTCCTAACGAAACGCGCAAGAACTGTGTTATCCGCTTCCCTAGCTTCTTCATCGAGCTTGTCTTGAATATCCTGCGCTCTTTTCTCGGCACGAGTTCGCTCCTGTTCGTCAATAGTTAAATAGTGAGCCGATTGATTAATTCCACTGAAGCTCGGATTACCAAATTCATGGACAAGCTCCGAAGACCAAATCGGAGCTATCGTTCCAAATATCAAATAAAACAAACCACCGACAAATAACGTGTCGATAATGCGTTTAGGTATCCGATGGCTTTTCAGCATCCCTTTGCTGGACCTCCCTAAGTTCAATCACCGTATCCAGCTTTTGTTGCAGCCGTATAATGTCATTGTCCAACATGCGAATGCGATCAATCAGCCCTATTAGTACAACATGCGCCTCATCTAACTTCTGGCTTATGTTGTTGGTGATGTACTGCCAGATATAATAAATCGTATAAAGCAGTCCAACCGTAGCAACTACTGGAAAGCCAAAATCTGCAATAAGCTGGCCGATATTCATTAGTCTCGGCGCGCATCTTCTTTCCCATTCGCTCTGGCTATTCGGTCCAAGTCGGGTCGAATGCCAAGCACCGAACACATGGTTGCATCCATACGGATCATGTCGTGATTCATCACTTTGACCCGATTATCTAATCCCATGATGATGCCGTGTAATCCATCTACCTGACCAACAACACTAATCAAAATATATCTAATGGTTGTAAACATGAAGAACCCGCCGATTAAAGCGACGGCAATAGGAAAACCGACATCACTAATGAGGCCAAATGCTTCATTCATTGGATTCGCCCTTGAATGCCTTGGAAGCATTACTGGTGCCAGCATACAGACCAAACCAAGCTGGCTCACCTAAATCCATGTACCAGACTACAACTTTGTACAAAAGAACAATGTACGTCGTGATAAAAACTCTAGGGAAAATGCGCCATGAATCAATCGCTCGCGCTATATGTATCCACTTTTGATATGGGTTAATACCGCGTTCAACTGTGGTAGTGCCCACTTCAATTTCAAGCTCTATCTTCTTTCTTGTAACTTCTTCGCTCATAAAAACTTAGCTGCGAAGATGGTCCCTACAATAAAGGGATAAACGCCCCACAAAAGCATTTCAAGTTTTTTGAATTTAATACTACCTTCACTTAATCGGCGTTCGATATTTTCATAACGAATCGCGCATTCCCTTTCATGAGATTCTATTTCTGATAAAGCCTTTTTTCCTTCTTCACTCATTAGGACGGAATTGTAAAGCCAGTATCTGGCGTCGGCTTCGTCACCGGACTGGTAATCACCGAAGCCACTTGGCTGGCAAATACTGTGTCCCAGTGCGAGATGGGCATCAGTGCTTCAATCTCGCTTTTGCTCCACGAGCCTTTGGCTTTCTTAGTAAAGGCCGTACCACCTTGCGGATTTGTCGCTTCAATGGTCGTTGAAAAAGTAGCTGTATAGTACGTTCCATCGCCTTCTGAATCGTTCTCATACTTGGCTGAGAAGTCCCATCTTTCCACCCTGCTCGACTTGCTAAACGGAACAGCACTAAAAGTTTTTGTTACAGCCATTAGCTTTTCTCCTTCAATCTATCAACCTCGGCAGAAAGCTCTTGCACCGCTTTAACTAGCATCGGAATGACATTCCCATCTGCCACGGTCTGTACGCCCGTGTCGTACTCTTTCCACATTTTGAACCCTTCCTCAAGTTCAGGGTGATTCTCTATTGCCGACTTAACTTCCTGCGCTATGAAACCGTGATAAGTCATGCCGTATTCATAGCCGAGACAGGGTTTCTCAGAACCCTCCTCGTATTGAGGCATGTCTGTAGGTACTTCTCCCGCCTTCTTCCAGTTATAAGTTACTGGTCGCAGATCGTTGATGAACGACAATCCAGCAGTTGAGGCTTTAATGTTTTCTTTCAGTCTTACATCTGAAGAAGCAGCGGCCCAGGATGTATCAGAACCATCTAACCCCAACGATGCTGTGTTTGCACTTACTCCAAAGGTCACTGTGCTATTTGCAGTAGAAGTCACGCCATAGCCGATGGCTATTTGATAGTCACCACCAACTGCACTTGTCTCAGTGTTGTACCCAAGGCATATGTTTCCATTGCCATCTTCTATGGCGTTACCAGCCAAACCTCCGATCAGTGTATTTTGATTTCCGGTGGTCACGGCGTAACCGCATTGCTCTCCGATCCCGATATTGTAGCCATCCTCAGTTGAACCCACATTCATCGTAGTCAGGGCGTAAGCCCCTATTGCGACGTTTCTATCAGAAAGGATATTAGTGCCTAGCGCGTTATAACCAATAGCAGTATTCCGATCTGCCGTAGTGATCGCGTCCCCGGCCAGTGCCCCTACTGCAGTGTTGTAACTTGCATCAGTGTTACCGGCTAATGCGTTGTATCCAATAGCGGTGTTGGACCCTCCCGTACCCGTAGCAACCAGAGAGTTGTAACCAACAGCAGAATTAAAATCGCCAGTTGATACCCCTGACCCGGCATTATCCCCCAATAAAACATTGTAATTACCGCCAGATGCAATGGCGTCCCCAGCAGCATTACCGAGAGCCAAGTTAGCTGTACCAGCAGTTACTGTGTGCAGCTCACCTGCAATAATTACTTCATCGGCAGACTCGTCCCACAGGAAATACTTGCCGGACGTAGCTCCAAAGAATTTTACATCTAGACCAGTGTCGTCAACTCCAACCGTCACCGTTCCATCAATCTGAACATTACCATCGATATCAACAGCGTCTAGATTTGTAGTGCCCTCAACATCTAAATCACCATTAAAGTCCACATTTCCTGCGACAGCTAATGTCGTTGCCATGTCTACAGCACCATCGATATCTACGATATCTAGGTTTGCGGTGCCATCAACATCTATATCTCCCGCAAGATCAATTCCCGCAGCACCGGCTAAAACTAAATCGTCGGCTGATGTATCCCAAAGCATATACGCGCTTGCAGTATCACCAAAGAATTTAACATCGTAACCAGTATCATCCACACCAACCGTAACGGTAGAGTCAATTTGAACGGCTCCATCAATGTCTACAGCGTCTAAATTCGTCGTGCCGTCAACGTCAATGTCGCCAGCAACGGTTAACCCAGCAGCACCTACCAGTTTCAAGTCGTCAGCACTCTCGTCCCAGAGCATATAGGCTCCAGAAGTGGCTCCGAAGAGCTTTACGTCATAGCCTGTGTCGTCTACACCGACAGTAAGCGTCCCTTGCTGAACAACCCCATCTGCTGATTCATCCCACAACCAATACTTGCCTGATGTCGCTCCAAAAAACTTAACATCCTGTCCGGTATCATCAATACCAACGGTAAGCGTTCCACCTAACTCAAGATCTTCTAAGCACTCATAGACAACCGCCCCAGATCCTGCGCCATCTGTCGTAACGATTTTCGCTAGGCCGGCGGCGATAATTACATTGGCGCCAGACCCCTGAGTAAAGGTCAACGCATAACTGGTGGTGTTCCTGATAATCCATGTGTGGGACAACGTGTTAGGGGCCAGCGTGACTGTGCAAGCCTGACCACCGCCCGTGAGCCGTAGAAATGTGCAGCGGAACCCGTCTGCCGCTCCATCGGCCATCGTGATGGTATGAGTCGAAGCGTCTGCTACAGCCTCTGTCCCATAGCCCATCGACTCACCGATCAACTCTAAATTTGTATTTGTACTAGTTCCCCACGTACCAGCTTCATCGCCCGTAACAATTTCTTTTAATCTAAGATCATTTACATAAGTTGCCATTTAAGCTACCTCACTCCATTCTGGCGTTTGACTGTCTGAAACTGATGACCAGGATGGTGTTTGACTGTCTGAAGTTGCCGACCAAGACGGCGTTTGGCTATCTGAAACCGCCGACCAAGAGGGTGTCTGACTGTCTGAAACGCTTGACCAAGACGGATCTTGATCATCATCCACATTTCCCCAAACCAGTACCTGAACTGTAGTCCCTTCAGCAGAGACACCAGTGACCGAAACAGTGGCCCCGCCTGTCGTAGTAACGGTCCCAACTGCGCTCGTGCCTGAGACACCAGTAACCGAAACAGAAGCAGCCCCAGATACAGTGACACTACCAATACTTCCAGTAGCACTAATACCAGTGACCGAAACAGTGGCCGCGCCCGTCGTAGTAACGGTCCCAATTGCCGAAGTTCCTGCAACTCCAGTAACTGAAAAACTGACCCCAGTCCCCTGGATGATCGTAACCGATCCAATCGCACCCGTTGCAGATACGCCCGTGACAGACGTGTTCGCATCGGCGCTAACCGTAACCGAGCCAACCGCTCCTGTCCCGGCAACGCCCGTGACCTCGACAGGAAGAGCCTCACCCCATCCACCTTGGCCCCAAGTACCTCGGCCCCAGCCATTAATATTGGCCACACTTTAAATCCTAAGCGATCCTAATAATCGCGTTTGAAGCATCTGCGGCAGGGAACTGAATAGTAAAATCTCCTGCAGTGGAAGTCTTATCAGCTCCAAAATCCAAAGCACAAACAGAAGTATCTCCGCTTGCAGAATCATTAAAAATTAATGCACCTCGAGCAGTAATAGTACTGCTACTCCAGGTTGTGTCAGCAAAATCTGTATAAGCAGTAGTCCCAGAAGTAGCTGGATCTACACGAGTTAAAGTATTTCCCTTAGCCGTATAATTAGTTCCAGATACCTCGTTGCTTGTTGTATAAGCAGTAGTAGAAGCAGCCAAAGTAGCACTGCTTGTATACAACGCAATTAGAAAAGTGTTGCCTCCAGAGTTTAAAAAATTGTGTTTTGCTTCCATTAACTCTTTTTTAAAAGAAGTACACATTGCTGTTGTGATAGCCATTTACAGTCTCCTAATAATCTCAGCCATTTCTTTTTGCCCTTGTCTCTCTAACTCTGCAACTAAAGTTGTTCTATCGCTTTTAATTGCTTCTTTCATAAGAACTTATGATTTTACCAGAAGCAGTTTTTGCCCAAAAATCAACGTCATGGCCTTTACCATTCGTTGTTACGACTGAAAACTCTCCAATCTCTATACTAGGAGGTTGCAAAAACATTCTTAACCCTGAGCAATATCATTTCTAAATTCATCTCTAGATCCATATCCCTGTCCAATCTTTGCCAGCCCCTGCATTCCAAGAGAAAATCTTTGTTCATATTGTCCTACTTCTTCTGGGGCTTTTAAAAATGTTGCTGCCTCAACCAATGTCCCATACAGAAGTGCATCAGGAGCATTCGTAGACAACCAGGTTGTTCCGTCGTCAGACCCAGCAGTTAAGGAAGCTGGCCTGTACTTATAATGCAATTCAAATGTGTAATTTGAATCAGGCGTTGGACCTAAAATAAACGTATCGTCATCAAACAATGCGTAATACTTAGGACGCCCGGTTGTTGAGGCATTTGGCGTATAGTCGCGGATAAAAGAAACATGCTTGAAAAGCAGATAGTAATAAACGCTACTAGCAATTACAGCCAAACTATGTGGAGCTAAGAAGTCAGATGGCGCACCAAGATAGGTAGTACTTGCTGTCGCTGTTCCAGTTACATTTTTTCTAAATACTGGAAGCTCTACATTTTTTAATATTCTTTCCTCTGCTTCTTTAATAAAGGTAGGAAGATCAGCGACAAAAGTAGTTTCGCTTGTATCGCAATAATCCTGCACAGCAGACTTTAAAGTAGCTAATGTAAAACTCATGTTATTACCACCGTCACTGTTCCTACCTCTCCTTCTGCACTTTCAGAATCAAAAGAAGATCCAATACTATCTCCAGTAACTGTAATCATTTGATTAGGATCTATTGTTCTAACCACACCAGCTCCTGCAACAGTAGAAGATGCTACTTGAGGTCGAGGAAATCTTAAAGCTTCTGGATCAACAACATGCTTTCGTGACTCAAGTTGAGGACTCTTAGGTTCGTAACATTCTGAGCAAACACGAAACCCCGTCCACTCTTCTTTTATTTCGTTATATTTTTTTTTAAACCCGCATCTATCACAAATAGCAAACGAGTATTTGCCAGTTGCATAAGCCATTACGGATTTCTATAAGCCCCTAATGAAGGAGCTACAAACAAAGAAGCTCTGCTTTCATCTTGATCTGCTGCTCGAGCAAATTCTTCTTCATAAAAAGATTTCAGCATCTCTACTCTTTCAGGAGCTCGCTTTAAAGCAATGTAATAAGACAGTCCTGCTGCGAGACAGGGATAAAACCGAAAAGGCATATCTAATGTATTGATGCCAGCATCTGCGTCTTCAATGCGAATCAAACTGTTGATTAACAATTTGTCAGTGCTATTTTCAGACGCTGGCCAGAAATAAAGACGAGGAGTGACTTGTTTATCTAAAAACCATTGAGTTGGTCTAGCTTTTGTAGATTTACTAGGAATATTCCAATAAGCAGATCTACTTATTTGATTCATGGAAATATCAGTAACAGTGCTTCCTTCCGTTCTACGAACAACAACATCTAGAACGTCGATGGTATAAGCAGACAAGTCTAAATATTCATTGCCTTCAGAAAGAGTTGTAGTCGTATTAGATACTGTCCACTGATTCAATCCTCTATTCGCCCAATCAGCGAATAGAAGATTTAAAGATCTCCTAGCAGTTACCGCATCATAGCCAGTGCGGAACTCAAGACCGCAACGTTCATATGCTTCCTCAATATATTCCGCAACATCTGGCTCAAAATCCCTACTTCCTGAAGTAGCCATTCAGCCTCCTAAGCATGGAAGGTAGTCAGCGTTAAAAAAGTAGACACAGTATATTGAATATAAATACCGCTCGGAAACAACACGCCTTCGTCTGGAATAGTTATATCCCTCGTCGCCGTTGCTGAAGCGACAGATCTAATTTTAAATAAGCTTGTCCCACTTGGAGATGTAGTCAAGAAATCAAGATTTCCTGCTGTACCTGTACTGGTAAGGAATGATCCTTTCAGTCGAGATCTTTCTCTAGTAATAACATCAGAGGCCGAAGCATTTACTCCTGCTGATACATTACCTGCTGGATCACCAACAGCAGTGATTGATGTAATAGTTAGAAAATAACTTGAACCAGTGGCTGTTCCTGCGTTTGCTCCTGTTATCGATTCTGTTTGAGCGTCACTGTTAACATCAGTTCCTACAACAGTAAATGAAATTCCAGAATCATCACCAGCGGAAAGAATCGTAACTATTCTTCCATGTGAAAGCGTTACAGAACCGCCACTTGCCAGAGCTCCTCCTATCGTCAACGCCGCATCTTCCCCGACTGCAGCAGCGACAGAAATTCCATCCGCGTCTAAGGCGACGGTATCTGCCGTAGTCGTGACTGAAACAACATCTGATCTAGCCATAAATTTCTCCTAAAAAGAGTGGGATACGAACTCCCACCCAGTTACACGTCTGACCCGTAACGGCATTAGCTGTTAAACCGGAGACATCAATGTAACTTCTCCTTATTCAAATGGCGTAGCTAGAGTACCATCACCATGCAGATACGCTTCGCAATGCCACACCGATGCGCTGGTCGCTACCAGACGGATAATTCCGCCCACGAGCCAACCTTGCCCCGCTGACCCCAAATCAATAGTGTCGTCGTCACTGGCATCTGGTATGAAGGTGTTGTTATCGGTGGCTGTCGCTGGATCGAATAGATAAGCAAATCCAGAGAACAAGTCACTGGCATTGTCCGTATTGATCTGACCTGCGCCGGTAAAGGTCGTACCAACGATGAAGGTATAGTTATACCCTGCTGCGGCAGTCGGCAGTGTTACCACAATACCTGCTGCTCTGTTCAAGGTATAAACCGTGCCTGAATCAGTTGATTCAACGCTTTTGGTCGCATCCGTAATGCTACTTACATTGGAATAAGCAGAAACATAACCAGTCGTGGTGATGTTACCGCTGGTATCAACATCAAGATTGGTTGTGATTGCACCAGAGGTGCTATTTTTTGTGATCTGTTCAAACCCATTTTCCGAACGGACTGGGCCATTAAAGGTTGTATTAGCCATTGATTTCTCCTGTCTTGGCTAGTGTCAACCGCACAAGCGGTTGTCAGGAAGAATAAATATACAATAAAAAGGGGGAGCAAAGCCCCCCCTTTTTTTACTGCTTTTTAAGCTCCTTGAGAGCCATACACACAACGTGGGTTACTGAAGCCGAAAGAATATCTCTCTCTAGCTTTGTATCTCACATTGCCCGTATCGAAATCACCCTCCATAGAGGTTGATATCGGAGTACGCTCAAAGTGCTTAAACCCATCTGGGACATCTGTAGTAATAAAGAAAGCATCTGTGTCTGTCAGGAAGTGGTTGACTGCATAGCCTTGCGGCAACAGACCCATGTTCCTAACTGCATTGATGTCATTATCTGCTGTAGATACCCGTCCAGGTGTTTCAATCAAACGATCTGCAATGAATTGAGATTGCGGAGGAACAACAAGCTTTGCTCCTTGCAACGCCAAAGTCATATTACGATCATCTACATAAGTTGAAATGGTGATAAGAGCGTTCTCAAGAGAAGTCTCATTCAAGTCAACAAATGAAGTAGGACGATTTGACAAAGTCCCGCCGCCAGCCAGAGGGTGATCAGTTGCGACAAGAGACTTGCCATCACCGCCCAGAAAGCTCGAACTAAAAGCATTGTTCAACACGTTAGCAGCTTTAACCTGCTTACTGTGAGCCATGCTTCTTGCCAATGCTTTAGTGTAGCGAGCACCTAGACGATCATAGAGATTGTCCTCTACGGCCTCCTCGGTGAGGGCAAACGCCAAAGCTACAGTCTCATGGGTATATCTAGCAGTAAAACCTTCAGACGCAGAATCGAAATCAACCCCTTGTCCTTCAGTCTTAACTGATGCATTCCCGAAACCCACAATCAAAACCTCTTCTTCAAAAGCTCGATCTGAAGATTCAGTTTCAAATATTTCCGCGTGCTCGTTTTCGTAACGAGCATATTCCATACCAAAAAGCGCATTAAGCCCCGGCTCTAGCTCTTTGGCCAACTGTGCTCTAGAAATAGCCATTAGTCACCCTCCTAAGCTAGTCCAGCGCCTTTAACGCCGAATATGTGGTTTTCAATAACAACAAGCACATTAGTGTTTGCTGTCGCTACATCCGAGTTTTCAGGATCAGTAGAGATATCAATAGCTTTTAGAGCCAACGTGGTTGCGGTGCCTCCATCAGTTACATTCAACTCAGCACCAGAGATACCAGTTACGGTACTTCCAGAGCTCGTATAGACAATATCGAAGTTTCCGAACAAGTCGGCAACTGGGAAAGTGTCATCTGCCTGAATTTCAAAGACAACCATCGGGTCGTCAATAACAAAAGCAATAATATCGGATGTATTAGTGCTTGCGGGGTAGTAATTACTGAACACCTGCTTACTAGTAGTGGGGTCCGTGTAAGAACAACCGTTGAATACTCCAACTATAGGTACAGTACCACCATCTGCGTGTACTTCTACGCCGCCTCCGGTGACCTGAGCAACCATGTCGCCCTGGAAAATAGCTGTATCATAATTGGCAGCGATCCTGTAACGACTTTGGCCACCTGTATAGGGAGTTCCGCCAACCCTCCTAACAGGACGCATACCAAAGGCAGCATCATTATTTGCCATTTATGTTCTCCAACATAAAATCACAATCAAAACGTGGACTAACTTTCGTTTTTCTGCCCACGACCAAAAGTTACCTGCGTCTTTCTTTCTCTAGAAATTGGCATTGCAGGATGCTCATCTTTCATCAAATCATTATCGACAGCATTCATCTGCTGCTGAGTCATTTTTTGATAATAAGCATTTCTCTCGTTAACCGTTTCTATCGGAATCTTAGCAAGCATCAAACCACCAACGCCTACGGTCCCAGCATAATTGCCGTCATCTAGAACAGGCAAATCATACCCTTGCACTTCTTCAGGACGAACAGGTTCATATCCTTCTCGAAGTCTCATGTGGACATTGGTTTTATCCGCTTCGCCACGTATGTGGGTTCTAATCCAACGATACTGCATTCCGGGTGGCGGTTCTGGAGTTTCCAATACTTGAGGTGGCTTCCATGGCCTTCTTGCCGAAGTAGCTTCTCTTGTGCCGCTACTTCTTGGGGATCTATTGGTAGAACCCTTATTTGTTTCTTCGCTCATGACTGCTGTAACCTCAATTTTTGTTTTGCATACTCCTTGAAAGGAACTCCTAACTTTCTAGCAAGAGTTTGCTCGCTAGGAGTCAATTCAATTGTACGATTGTTTTGATTGCGTCCATTTCCAGTCGTGCGCGTCCCAGAAACAACGGTTTGGACGGACCCGCTATTCCTCGCGTTATTACTCTCAAATCTCTGCGGCAATTCCTGCCTAATTCGAGCATCAATTTGAGAGTAGTATTCATCAGACTCCAAGTCAACACCGCTCTTCTGAAGCTCAGTGTGTATAGCAAAGGCGACATTTGTCATAACTTGATCTGTTCCGAACCATTCATTCTTTGAAGCCCAATCTTGGGCCTTATCTGAAGGCTCAGAATATACAGGCTGTTGCTGTTGAGTCTGCTGAGATGCTTGTTCGTTTTGAGCTTGCTCTTGCTCTTGGTTTTTCGCCCAAGCCGCATAATCTTGCTGATAGCGATCAAGTTCTTTTTTGTATTGATTTAAAGAAGAACGATCAGCTTCTGCTTGCGCCAACATTTGTTGGGCTTCAGCCATTGCCTCAGAATCACCTGCCTCGTGAGCAGTCCTAATGCTGCGTTTAGCAGCATCTGCTTGAGTATTGATTCTGTTTTCAAATTCACCTGTGTAATTTTCTTGA